AGCAGATAATGTTCCACTTGTAATCTTAGATGCGTCTAAATTAGGTACATCGGATGCTGCGATGTTCATTGAACCATCTACATCTATACCATTGAGAAACTTAACAGCCATAAATATTTTTTGATTAACAAAAGGGGAGGGATTAACCCTCCCCCTCTATAAAGAATTTACAAATTATTAGGCACGGAAACCGCTGAATGATACAAAATATGAACCTGTAGGAAGGAATACCTTGATAGAAGCAGTATCCATATCGATAATAACATCTGTAATAACTTGTACAAATGTATTACCAACAATTTCCTTAACCACAACCTCAATTGATTCTGGTACAAAAGATCCAAAAATCTGACCACCAAATAATTCGTAAGCACCTGTACCTTCTACTTGCTCTACAATTCGATTGTATTCGTTTGTCAATGTTGCACTACCACTTGTAGCACCACCACCAAGACCGTCTCCTGCAACAACAGCAGTAATATCACCTGCTGCGTATTCGTTTCCTGTAGGAACATTATGGTAGTTAGTACCATCGTTAGTAAACGACCAACGACCTGCACTTTCGTCCCACTTCAAAGCAGGTACTGCCTCACCGCTACCACGGTTTACTTCGATACCTGCATCTAATGCTGGAGATGTAGCCGTAGAGTTAAGAGTGATAATGTTATCCTCAATTACCAAGTTAGCAGTCTCAAGAGTAGTCGTGTTACCAACTACATTAAGATCACCGTTAACAGTAACTGAACCTGTACCATTACCAAGAACCATTGCCGAGATTTCAGTCAATCGGTCAAATAGGTTTCCTGCGTTTACATCTTCATCGGTAAACAATGCGTTTGCTGGTACATCAGTTAATACTTGAGAGTCATCTACTTTGTTATTCAACTGAGAAGCAAGACCTTGTACATTGCTAATTCCAATAGTCCCTACACTAATTGTACCACTTGCATCTGTGATAGTTTCCCCATCAGCCGTTAAGCCAACACGGATAAAGTCTCCTTCTTCGTTACTTACTTTTACTGCACCTGCTCCGGTGTCGTAAACAATCTGACCTGCAACCCCACCAGTAGGATTAGCAACAGTCTGCAATACCGCATTCTGCAACTCATTCTGCCCAAGGTCTAAGTCAACCAAATATTTAATACTTGCCATTTTTATTTTCTATTTATTAATTAAGATATGCTTTGCCTTTGAAAGCGGATTTAAAGCGTACAATAAGTACGTTATCGTCTAAGTATTCTACCTCACCCATAACAGTTCTATTCATAGAATCTACTATTGTTACTGATGGTTTTTTACGAAGGCCATGTTCTATTAGCCATTCTGGTTCGGATACATTCTGATCGTGGGAGTAACCTGTAAGGCCTACACCTCGTACTCGTACATCCGTAGTAGAGACAGTCATAGGCAACGCATTGCCATTACCATCGCTAAGTTGAACCTCGCCTGTTACCTCGTTACTATCAACGGTCTTGATAAGACCTTTGTAGGTATCCTTTGGTTTATTTCCTGTTAGTGTTGCCATTATATTTCTTCCTCCCAAGTATCGTTAATCATCTCCCACTTCATATCAATAACATTCCAGTATCTGTTGTCAAACTCGTACTTATCGCCAATAAAGTTATTAGCGTTTATTGATATGTTTAATGCTAATATCATCCCAAGTAAGCTAATACAACTCCTTGATAGCAAGAAACACTCGTGAACTTCCCAAATATCTGCATACCTGTAGGCACTACTTGGCCAGCCAAACTATCTCCGACAATTGATTCTGCATTGATATTAGCTTCTTGTATACAAACAATAACACGGTAAGTCTCACCACCTGGCGTTACATCGCCTGGGCCTAGTCTACGAAATCCAAAGTCTCCCATAGAAGATTGGTAATAGTTTCTGTCTTTAGTTATATTATTCTCCATTTATAATTCCCATTTAACATTAATGGTTTCCCATTGTATATTTATAAGTTCCCAATTTACACCCCAACCCGATGATTGTTCAATTAAAACATCTGAGTAAAGTCCAGTTATTCCAATTAAATAATCAACCATTCCTTTGTCATACTGTACTGCATCAGCATTATATGCATTAATATCAGGGAATACATAATCAAGAAAACCTTTATCAGTTTGTGTTGCTTGCGAAAAGTATCCTTTTTTAATTGGTGCGTACATTACGAAATGTCTATTACATTAGAATTATTAACAGCAAATGATGCTATCCAACTGTCAGTAGATAGTGTTACATCAACATAAGAAAGCTCAGATCGTGAAGCACCACTTGTTGCATTATACTGCATGGTAAGTCCATCCATCCAACCGCTAATTGTAGCAGTACCGTTATTATGGTACATGATACAAACGATATCATTTCTTCGAGACATATAATCTACCTTATTCATTTTAACATCTAGCAACGGTAGTCTAATGATAATCTCTGTATTAATAACTCCAAGTCCGTTGTTTACACTTTTAGACTCGTTAAATATTGTAGTACCGTCTTTCTTATTGTGTTCAAATACAACAGCATCTACAAGCTCCGCTTGAGTAACAATTGTTTCATCCGCAGGATCTAGTGCAATGTTTAAGTCTTTTTGAAGACCTAATACTACTTTGTTAATACCCCCTGCATTCTTGTTGCAGTTAAGGTCTATATCCTCTAGAAAAATGCTACAATTAAAACTCATAGTTTAAACATAAAAAAAGGGGAGGGGATTACTCCCTCCCCCTTGTATTAATTTACAAGATTATATTAACCAGCTATTTTAGCCCAGTTAGCAGAATCTAAGTGATAAGCCAAGCTATCCTCGTCACCCGTTAGGGTAAGTTGGTAACGGTTCTTTTCTGCACGACCAGTACCAGAAGTACCGTCAACAGTAGCAGCGTACAAGCCGTAGTCAAAACCAATCATGTGGTAAGTACCAGCAGCAGTCTCAACAAAAGCAACCAATTCAGCACCAGCTTTAGCCATGTCGTTCAAAGCATCACGGTGAGCTGAAGACATCTTAGGAATTTCGATTGCGATAGTAGGAACTGTAGAAACAATACCGTCAGCAGATACAGTCTTAACATCTGTAAATACAGAGAAGCCGTCTTTTAAGTTAAACTCAACTTTAACAGCATCACCATCAGAATACAATGTGTTGTCAGGTGCGCCTGCGCTATTTGCATCTGGAGTTACAGTAACGGCACCACCAGTAACAGATACAAATGGATTTCCACTTCCATCTCCTACAATAAGTTCGTCACGGTTAGCAAGGTATACAGCCTTCAAGCCACCAATACCCAAATCGGTACAGTCAAAGCCTACATCAGCAAGAGTTAAATTACAAGCCATTTTTGTTTTATTTTTTTAAGGTTTAATAAAGGGGAGGCTTCCCTCCCCCTTAACTATTATTGATGTGAGTAAACGATTTCTTCGCCTTTCAAGTAAGAGAAGCCAAGTTTAAATTGACCCCAAATCTTATCAGAAGACAATTCAGCTTCGTACTTCATGTCGATAGCACGAACATCGTTGTAGTCATCAGTCAACATAACCAAGTTCTGTGGAGCAGCCACGAAGAACTCGTCAGCTGGCAAAGAAGCCATGTGAACAACTTCCATACCGAAGTAAGGAGGAATGTTGCCCTCGATAATACCCTGTGGAGTAGTAGTAAACTTCTCAGCAATAGCGACTTGGTAGTGTTGCATAGCAGCTGTTCCTAGGAAGAAAGCTGGTTTGAAATCACGGTCAGCATCTCCGTAGATAGCAGCCAACATTACGTCACTCATTGCAGCGTAAGCACCTTCCATAAAGTCTAGGATGTTCAACGCAGTAATAGGCGCACCAGTGATATAGTCGATAACAGCAGCATCAGCAGTCAATTCTGCGATGATTTCTGTAGAAGCTTGTTGCAAAGCACGTTCAGCAGACAATTTTGCGAAGTAGTCGAATACCCAGTCTTTGAACTCAGCGTCCATAGTTTCTGGATTGTGTTGACCTTTCTTCAACAACAAACCACGGTAAGAAGACTCAAGAGCAGTCTTACAGTTTAGGAAAGCCCACTTGTAAGTATCAACTGTCATTTCTTTTTCAGAAATAGTAGCAGTAGATTGTGGATCAAATTGACAAAGGTCATTGCCCCAAGTCAATTGAGCATCAAAGATAGGCACATTTACTTTTGCTTTAACTCCGTCAATAAGGCGGAAACGGTTTAGAACCGCAGCAGATTTTACCATTGAGTCGATGAACAAGTCTGGTCTACGATCTCCGTATGGCAAATTAGAAATAGATACACTCATTTTATTATGATTTTAAAAAAAGTTCTTTTTAAGTAATTTACAATAATTATTTACGATTGAAGAAATTGTTAATCATCGCAACCTTTTCTGGAGTAATTGCATCGAATACAACAGTCTTATCTTCAACTTGCTCTTCTTGCTCTTCAGCTTTTTGTTCAGCAGCAAATTGTTCTTCAACTTCTGTTTCGTTTACTTCTTCTTCAGTAGCTTCGTAAACTTCCTCTTTCTTTTCTTCAGAAAGGTCTTTAGCTTCTTCACCAGCTGGAGCGATTTCCTTCTCTGGTTTCATAGCCATTTCCTCTTCCTTTTCTTCGTCATCGTGTCCTTCCATTTTTTCTTCTTCGTCAGAAGACATAGACTCGATGTGCTTTTGAATCATTTCGATAGCAGACTTTAGTTCTTGTACGCCAGCGAACTTATCTTCAAAAGATGTCATAGCCTCAAGTAGAACAGCGTTCTCTTCCTCAAGACCTTGGATTTTTGCTTCGTACTTAGAAACCATAGACTCAAATTGAGCCTCTAGTTTACCAAGTTCTTTAGCGAAAGTAAAATCAGTCATTTTATTTTCTTTATTTACGGGTTTAATATCAGCTTGAATTTCGATAGAGAAGCCATTAACCTCTCCTTCTTTAATCGCACTAAATAATTCATCAGACTCAATCTTAGCCTTAACGAATACTGTTCCGTTTGGCAAGTCATATCCGTAGTCCTTAGACTTGTCGTTATCTGACTCCTTCATCCAAACTTCAAGCATCACCACATCTTGAGTATCGTACTCGTGGTGAATACCAAATTGGTTAAACAAACCTTTTTTAGAATAATTGTACATAATATCACGGATTGTCTCTTCCGTAAAGCGTACATAGTAGTAGCCGTTTTCTGGCGAGAAGCGGAGAATTTCTTTATTTGGGATCATGATTGGCCCAACCACTTCTTTCTTTTCATCGTTTGCAAACATCTCAACCTTCTTTACCTCATTGAAGTAAATAAAGTTTTCTTCGATTGCTGGTTTGTCTACGAGAGAAATCTTGTACATACCCTGTTCAAAATCCTCTAGTGTAATATCGTATAAAGGTAAATCCTTATTCATTTTTAACTTTTGCTTTTTATGTAAGCTTCAATTAAAAGCAGCTGCTTTTTTATTTCTTCCATATCAGCTCTCAAGTCTGTATGTCTTTTTTCAAAACCAACCTTAACTTCGTTGATGCTAAAAAATGCAAATCTGTATAATACATACAGGCTGCCTATTAATAGCACAAGTGTTATTCCATACTCGCCAACAAGCTTTAAAGTCTCTTCCATTATTTTTTAGACTTGACATTTCGATTACCCCATGGAGCATCAGAAACCTCTACTTCTGCTTTAACAGTTCCTTTTCTAATTGCTTCAGCTTTTCTAATTGCCCAATTAACTCCGCTTGTTCCTCCCCAACCCAGCCAAGCAACGTAGCCTCTATCTTTCCAAGGAGTGTTTTTGTACTTCGGATCAATCGCAGCATTTTTTTTGTGACGGTTAAAAGCAGCCATCCTGGCAATTGTTTCATAACTTAGTTTTCTTTTATTAGCTAATTGATTGGCTCTAGCCCAGCCAACAGAAGTCATTCCTTTTACTTCTTTGCCGTACTTCTTTTTCCACTCAAGAACTTTCTTGGCGTTGTTAGATGCAGATTGTGGGTAGTCGTTATATGTAGCCATCAAATTAATTTACAATTATTCTATTAAACCTTTTACAGACAGATATGCATTATCATTGTAAACCTGTCCTTTAGCTTCTTTAATTAAAACTTTCTGATTATTTATGTAAGCTAATATCCCCTTGCTAAACATAAATGCAGAGTTTGTTAGTTCGTTTACAGAAACAACCATGTCAAATTCAATAGAAGGATACTGCTTTGTTTTTAATTGTTCTGTAGATACAATTAAATCATAGTAGTCAGTAGTCAGCTCGTCTTCATCTTCTGCAAGCAAATCCCAACCTGCTGTGTTTTTGTTAAACAACCTTCCGTTAAATACATGAGGATCAAGCTCTTCAGAAGTGTTGTAATCAAACATATTCGTGTAAAGCCTTTGAGTCTCTGTAGTTAAATTATTTATGATAGTATCATTTACTATATAAGGAACTTTTATTGCTGTAGAATATAATGGGTTGTCTATATAAGCAAACCTTACAGAAAACTCATTGTACGGTGTGAATATATTTTTGGTGTAACCTACTTGGTATTCATTTAAATAACCCTTGACTACATTTTCATTAGTTAAAGAATTGTCTTCACCGCACAAAGTTCTATAGTAAACAGCGGAGTCTAGCTTTAATTCAAAATCACTAATTCCATTTGGATTGATTTCTTGTGTAGTAGATCCTCTAGTAGCCTCTTTATATCTAACAGCATCATAGAACAAATCATTGCCTTCATTTGTTATAATTAAATTTTTAATTATCTCTATAGGCCTTGATACAGTTATAGAATTTAAGTCATCTATTTTGCCATCAATGTTGATGCTAGATGTTCTTAAAATATGTAATGGGTCTATCCTAAGAATATGGTGAGAACCATCGTATTCATAAAACACTCCACAGCCAAATCTCTTCGTAATAATGTCTATAAATTGTGGTACTTTAATGTCGCAAGTATTATTTATAGAATCTTTTATATTGTATCTATCGTCTGGGTAGTACGGAGAAAAGTCTCTATAGGCAAAAAACTTTATGTCAAGGTCATCGTAGTTGGAAATCTTGGTGATTGCTTTTCTAATTTTAAGTGCGCCAAAATTTGAGCTAGGAGCTGTTTGATTATAGTATACAGTATATCCTGGCATTGGTGATGGTGAAACCGCATACCATTGGTCAGCATATGCTATATTAAGCACCCCATCTAGAGGCTCTAAATAATAACACAGACCGTATCTACTGTCTCCAATTAAATCAATAAATCTTTCTTCATTTGGCAAATACACTTCTATATTCGTCCATTGTAAAGCGTCATTATAATTTGGAAAACTAGAACCATTAAGATATGCTAAACTACCCGAGGTCAACCCAAAAAAGTGTGGGATTGTAGGAATTTCTGCGTTAGATTTAATTGCACTTGACTGAGTTGTTGTAGCATTCGAGGCGTTTAAAACAAGTTTATCTCCATTAGAATCTAACAACCCTATTGATTTAGTTAAGTATCCATCTATAAATATTCCCAACTTCAGATTAAATTCCAGATCTGAATTATTAGGGAATATCTTGTAAACCATTTTTTCCTCGTCAACCACTGGAAGCTCCCATGTTAACGTGCCTATCGTCTGAGTTCTGTTGCCATTAGCAAATGACATCTCTGCACCAAAACTTGTATGTGGAGATACATATCCTTTTTCTCCAGATGTGTCTATAGACGAGTCCGGGTAAGCATCAGTAATTTCCTCTAGTGCGTGCTTTTTAATTGGATTATAATTTGCAGGGGGCGTGCCGTAATTTCCAAATGTAGTATACTTACCGTAATAATTTGTTCTTAACTGTTTTGAGTTACCAAACAAATTCTTAGTTTCTGTCATATCCTCATTCGGAAATGCAGTATCAAATCTGTTGTTTATTATAAAGTTTCTTGTGTTCCACCCCTTTTTGGCTTGTAACTTTGCTGGTATTACTGCTTGCAGCTTTGAGGGCTGAAAATCTGGAATGGCCTCTGTGTCATTGATACCAAATAGTTTTGATTTAACTTTTACTGGGATGTTGGCCGTAGATAAGTAATCTCCTACTTGCTTTAAATAATTCTTTACAGAAAGAGTTGGAATGAAACCAGACCTTGTTTCTCCAGAACCGTACTCTGTGAATTGACGTACTTCGTAATCAAACTTCTCCACGTCATTACACATATCTACAAATGGAAAGTTTACAATGCGTGTTAGGTCAGGGTCTTGACCAGTAACACCAGCTTCACCATTATTTGCAGTAGTGTTAAAAAAATCTGATAACAGGTGGTTAGATGTGTGGTAAGAAGAAGTTAGTATGTCTCCCAACTTTTTTTCTGAAAGTTCTGAGAAAAATAATGAAAGATAATCTTTCAAGGTAACACTCATGTACGGCTGATCAGAATTGTATTCTATAGAATCAACTGTCATTATACCTCTTATCTCAGTACCAAATGAATTGTGATAAGATATAATAAAATGATAGTCACCACTAGGGAACGAACTTACATTTGTGTTTATGGGATCGTAACCAAAAATAGATTTATTTGCATTTGTAAGTGGTAGTGTTAAGCTGGTATAAAAAGGTATCTTAACATCTTTTATTGAGGCATCATCATAGAACGAAACATCATAGAAAAACTCTTCCCCTTCAAATAAGTCAGCATTAACAAATGAAGAGGCATTTGAACTTATTGATAAAGTAAAACTCATTTTTTTGCTACGTTAAAGCTTACTGATTGTCTGAATTTATTGTATCTATTATTGTAAGTGTCTTCATCTAAAGATACGCCATATGCATAATTATCGCACCAGTCTGCAAAAATTATTTTGTCAGATACAATTACTTCCTTAAAATCTCCAAAAAACTCTCTACCATCGTTGCCTATGACTAAAGAGTGGTCAAGAGAAATATTGTAAGACTTTAATTCTTCGCTGTAATTAGCTCTTGTTACAGACGTTGAAATAGAATAATAAGACACCTTGTCGTGTTCTACGTTTCTATATATCTCTATTCCAAGAAAATCTCCTTGAGATATATCCGAAAACAATTCATATATATTTTGATCAAAGTCAAAATAAAAAATTGGTGTAGCTCCATCCATGTCCGAATATGTACACACGCCATAAACCCCCTTGGGTATTCCATTCTCCCTGTATCTCATATGTATCACATCTCGGACAACGACATCTGTAAATATTTCTAGAGATGCTGTGTTTCCCCTTACACCTACCTCTACAGCGTAAGGAGCGATGTTTCCAGAAGGTGTTGTTAAGAATCCAAAGTTGCTCATATTCTAGTATTTCTATCTTTTAATTGTCTAGCTGTATCGCTTGTTCTCAAATCTCTTTCAGTAACATAGGCTCTTACAGGTTTAGAACTTTGAATTGCCGAGGTAGTCGTAGCCTCTGCAATGGCTCTTAAATAATGTACACTTTCTGCTACGCCTGTGTCTACGTTTATGGTCGCAGAAGATGGTTTTTGTATTAACCCACCTTCAGCAAACTGTAATGGCTGTAATGATGGGTTAGGTTTGTACGATCCATTGATGCGTTCTAGCAAGCTTCTGTGGAATGCCGCAGCTTTCTTGTTAACGATGAACTCACCACCTTCCATTTCATAACCACCTTTGCCCTGTACTGTAAATGGTACACCGCCTTCTGAGTGACTTGGCCCTTGTACAAAACCCCCTTCTTCAAACTGTACTGGATAGAATTTTCTTCTACGAATGGCATCCGCTTTAGCAGCAGAACCAGCGATAATAGCAGCATAACCAAGAGCAGCTTGACGAGTAGCCTCTGGTGTCGTTAACTTACCCATGTTGTTTATGAGGTTAGAAGCTATTGCCTCAAATGCCTCTATAGCAACATTGTTTAGGTCTGCCTTTTTCTCCGCATCAAAGATTGCTTTGTTAATCTCATTTTGCTGTTGAAGTTCTTTTTTTCTAAGCTCTTCTTTTTTTGTTCTAAACTGAGACTCTGTAATTAATTGATTATCTAACTGAGATTTCAGAATTTCTTCTTCAGTCTTATATCTATTGCGAATAGCATCTAATTCAGCGTTTAGTCTGTTTCTAGTATTCTCTAAAGCGGTATCGTTGTATGCTTTAGCAGCCTCTGCAAGTTCATCTACTACGACACTAAGAAGCTTTTTGATTCTTTTTTGACGCTCCTTTGCACCCTTTTTCGGATCAGGTATTAGCTGAGACATTACTAGGGCTTCAGTCTTTTGATACAACGCCTCAAAAACATCTGGATAAAGAATTTCTAATGCAGGTAAAAGCTTTCTAAGCATATCTCTAACCTGTTCTTTAACTTTATCTAGGTCTGCTTCATCTAACTCAACACCCTCTCCCAGCTTAACGTTGAAGGCCGCTTCCAAGGAATCAGCTAAAGAATTTGCAGACTTTTCAATATCTCCCAAGTCTAAAGCCAAGGCGTTAAAACTTAGTCTAAATCCGTCTAGTCTTTCTTGAGCCTTTTCAATTATGCTTCCATCTAAACCAGCCTCTTCAAAAAGACCAGCCATGACCTTTAATGTCTCATTGAAATCATTTGCAATTCCATCTAAATCGCTAAATGCATCAATTTCGTTTTGAAGTCTTTGTTGAACAAGCCTGTCTAACTCCTCGCTAGCCTCAATGCGCTTTTCCTCTGTTCTTGCGTTTTGAGCTAAGTTCTGTTGAGTTTTTATATCTATATCTAGTAATGCTTGCTTTTGATCAAGTTCTTGAAGTCTAGCTGTTTTTTGATTTGCTAGTCTTTTAAACTCTCTTTCAAATTCTTTTTGTGCTAAAGCATTTCTTTCTTCAAGAGTTATAGTTAAGTTTGCTATTGCGTTTTTCTCGTCTTTATACTGTTCTAGTCTTGCTTCAAAAAGAAGTAACTCGTCACCAACTATTTCATTGCCATTTGCTTTTCTTTTGTTTTGTTCATCAAGAAGAGCATTAATCTTTTTGTTTAAAATACCTACTTGAGTACTTGCTTTTTTGTTAAAGTCTACAGCAGCTTGCAAGTCATTAATTTCATTTGACCTTTCTAGTCTAAGAGATTTAAGTATCGCACTTCTCTCTGCGATTACGAGGTTTCTTTCTATTTCTAAAGCTTTTTCTAAAGAGCCTTCTCGTATTAATTGCTTCACATAATCTACCTGAGCCTTGTATTCTTCTGAACCAGGTAAGATGTTTGATTTTTCATTTAAGATGTCCTCAACCTCTCCCCTTCTAGCTATACTCTCGGATAACTCTTTTTCAATTCTCCCTCTTTCTGCTATAGCCTCTGTGTATTCTTTTGTTCCGATAAGACCTCTATATTGATTAATAAGCATCTTATCATCTAATACTGCAGCTATCTGATTGAGTCTGATTCTTTCTTCATTTGTTTTAGCTAATTTTGCTTGCTCTCTGTAAGAATCTGATAATGCATCTTTTTCCGCTTCTAATGCAGCTGTCTTTTCGTCAATCAAATCTATTTCCTCTTGAAGAGGTTTCACCACAGAATTTTCAAATATTTTTTTAGCTTCTTCATCTATAGCTTGATTTACGTCTTTCACATCCTCAAGTCCTTGTCGCAAAACACCTACCTTGTCCGAAGCTTGTTCGAGTCCTCTACTCAGAGATGTTGGATCCGCTTCTGCAATAGCTTGTGCAGCAACAGCGGCATTGTAACCATCTTCATCTATAAACCTAAGTACAGCTCTAAGAAGCTTACTTGTTTTTAGGAACTCACCAAAAGATATTTGCACACGGTTTACAGCCGACCTTAGCAAGTCTAAGTTACCTTGGAATGTGTCTACTTGCTGCGATGCAGCAATAGCAGCAGAACCTTGAGTAAAGTATTTATCATTAAGATCGTCTAATGACTGACCTAATTCTTTTTGTCTACGAGCAGCATCAACAAGCGTAATTAACTGAGCTGCATTACGCTTACCTACAAGGTCAACAGCCTCTGCAAGTGTAACCTCTTCGTCAGCCAATTCTGTTACAACGGTGTTTAAGTCCTTACCAGTCTTGGAAAGCTCAGTCATGATACCACGAAGACCCGTACCGATACGAGATGCAGTAAAACCGTTATCTGCCAAAAGTGCCATAGCTACAGCAGTCTCTTCAAACGTAGTACCTACTTCTGCTCCAAGAGGCCCAATGTATTGCAATGCAGTACTAAACCCTTCAAATGAAAGTGCCGAAGAGTTAATCACCGATACAAGGCTGTCTGATACTCTCGTTGTTTCCGCAGCATTAAGGTTAAACTGATTTAAGATTTGACCAATACGCTGTGCTACTGGCCCGACCTTTTCGCCAAGTGCTTGTGCTGTACGAGCTACCGCAAGAGTTGCCGCCTCAATCTGAGTAACACTAAACCCTAGTTTACCAAGTTCTGATTGTAGCTGTACAATTTCTTCAGAAGTAAACTTAGTACTACCAGCAACATCAAGTACGTTTTTGCGAAGTCTATTAAGCTCCTGGTTATTGATACCTGTTACTGCTTGTAGCTGTGCGAGCTGTGCCTCAAAGTCTACGGCTGCCTTAAACGAGCCAGTGATTGCTGACTGTAGTAAGCCAAATACTTTTCTTAAAGCCTGTACCGCACCGCCAATGCCAGTTAACTGACCAAGTGCCTTACCCAGCCCAGCACCTTGGAAACCTTTCCGTAAACCACCTAAGAAGCTTGAATCTCTAGCTTTGCCTTGAGCCGCAATAATTCTCTTTTGTAGCTTCTCAAATTCCTCACTACCTTCCTTGTAACGTTTCTGTACTTTTTTCAGGTAGTCAATCTCAAGCTCAAGACGTTTTCTAGCAGAGCCTTTGCCAGAGCGAATAGCCTGAAGGTCTGTTTCAATCTTTGCTTTTGCAGCAGCTTTCTGCTCTCGTTCAATTTCTTTTTGTCTAGTCTTTCTTCTGTTTCGTAGTGCTTTCTGTCTAGTCTCAAAATCAGAAACCTCTTTAGAACGAATTGCGTTCTGCTCCTTAATACTATCACGAAGTCTCTGCTGTTCTTCAGCTAAAGCTTTTTTACGGATAGCCTCTTGCTTTTCATATGCCTCTTTAGCGGCTTCAATAACTTGACGCTCACGATTAAGTCGTAAGTTAATAGTGTCTAGTAGGTCAAGCTCTGATTTTTGAGCGACTTTTGCAGATTCTTGTCGAGCAAGTGCAGCCTGATTAGAATTTTTCTGATCTACTCGGCTTGCTGCTATCTGTTCTTTTGTAAGGCCTCTGACAGCATTAACTGTTCCGTCAATAGCTTTTTGAACTCCGCCTTGCAGCTTTGTGTATACCGCAAGCTGTTCTTTGTTATCTTTGAACTTAATCTTTTGTTGCTCAAGTTCATTAGTAAGCTCACGCTCAGTTTCTAGCAATCCAGAAATTTTCTCTGATAACGCTTCAAAGATTAATCCACCTTGGAATCCTTGCTGTCTAAGATCGTTTATTACAATCTTTAAGCTTTGTAAAGCTGCGTTTAACTGACCTACCTTTGCCTCAATTTGACCTTGACCATTCCCTGCTCCACCGCCACCACTACCAGGTGATCCAACATTTCCAGTAAATTTTCCTACGTTTGCCATTCTATATTAAGTTTGCTATTTCTCCGTAAACGTCTCCCACAAAGTCTGCTCCCATTTCATCAAACCACTTGCTGATAGATATATTAACTGTAGCAGCAAATGCACTCGCTATGTCATCTGAATATGGGTTTCTTGTCTTGACCGTTTTTGTTTCGTTTATTCTTTTCGCTATATTATATGCCATTGCCTTCTTTGCAGACAATGTATCCGAATATATATAATCTTTTTTACTGCCGTCCTTTAGTGTTTTACTAACCGTAATGGTTGCTGTTACACCTTTTGCATTAATCCATTGTAGGATTGTCTCTGTGTTTGGTGCATCTTGAACAGCACCTCTACCCCCGGCACTATCAAGTTCCTTACCGTATCTACCCCAAGGGGCATCTATTCTAACTAACACATCCGTTATAAAGCCAGAAGACTTATCAAATCTAGAGCTTACTCTTAACGAAGACGTATACTTACTTGAGCTTACACTTCTCTGAAGGAAGCCAGTAACATTTTGGTCATTGTCTCTAAGTAAACCTTTGAAGACTGCTTTAAGGTCTGCCGTTTTCAAATCTTTTAATACCAGCTGCCTTAAACGTCCTCTCTGTTGTGCAGCACTAAGCATTATCTATAGCAACCTTATAATTTTTTCTTGCAAATAAAACAGTCAATTGAAAAAATGCTGTCGTAATGTTAGACTCTTCAGAGATGTAGTTCTGTACCTCAACTTCATCAATGTAGCAGTTTTCATCTTGCTGGATTAACCAGTCTTGGATTTGGCCAACAACAAATAAATTTTCCTCTGTGGAGATTATTGAGGCTAAATCATCTTGAGATACACACTTGTCTATGACAACGCAATCAAAAGTAAGACTGTATACTGGGTTCGCAAAATCTCTAGATATGTTAGACGCACTAGGAATCATTACAAATGTTCTGTAATCAAATTCTCTAGCATCTAAGTCCTCGGAAGACCCAAGCAAGAAGAACTCATTAATCATGTTGTGATCCTCGCAAAAGCCCTTCAACAATTTATAAAATTGTGTGAGATTGTTCATATCAATTTTTTATAATTTACAATTTACTTAGGGCTGCGTCTTGTCTTTGTTGTGCAGAATCGACTTTATTTTTCTGTGCGAGGTAACTCATTTCGGGAAGTACCAGATCCATTTTAAGCATATAGATATCTGGATACACACGAATATCCTCCTTGCCAAGAGTCCTTACTATTGAGTACCAGTACCATTGCTGATAAAAGTTTCGACCTACTTGTGTGTCATCCACCTCTGTTTTCTCTTCTACCTCTTCGGTTTTCTCGTTTACTTCGTAGAATACTCCAGCAAATTCTTTGAACAGTACCTGCTCACGGTTTGCTAAATACCTATTAAGCACATTGTATAAGTCTTGAACAGGAGAATTTAGGATGTCATCTCGATTTTGTTGTTCGTCACTAGGGCTTGTGTTGTCAAACTCTTTGTGGTGTTTAGGTCGCAACAGAAGTTGCAGTAGTGCAAGTTCCATTTCCTCTTCGGTATTGAACTTTTCCTTCCCTGTAAGTATCTGCTCGGACATAATGAACTGCCCAAGAACCATACTTTTTACCGAACTGTTGACGGCAAACTTCTCTTGAATATATGGAGTTAGCCTTTTGCTGTCTCTAAGTGGATACACTTGGTCTATCTCCTTAATCAATTCTAGCTTCTCTAAGAGGTTTTTATTTCCAAGTGATACCTTACCATCATCGTCAATAGAAAGTCCCTTAGAAATCTCCATATGGTCTTTATATGCAATCATAAGAATAGTGTTACACCCCCATCTTGTTCTTCGGCTGCACAATATGCACAAATTGCTAAACTCATTACCATGTCATCGTGCTTGCCATCCGTATTAGAAAACTGCAAGTTACCGGTAATTGGATTTCTTTTGGATTTAAAATCGTAAATTTCCTTAATTAAGGTTTCATTATTCGGTATTTTAATCTTCTTATCCTCGAATAATTTCATTAAGTTCTTGACAATCAGCGGTTTAGTTTTTGAGGTTGTCTGAAAGGGCAACATCTTGTACAGCCTATCATCATCGGTGAGATCGTCAAACAGCAAATCGTTATTGTTAATCTCGAAGTAGCAAGCAGCAAGTTTATCTTCAGAATCGTGGTGCAGATAAAAATCTTTTATTCGCTGCTTAAATTCTTCAGAATCCATATTCTCTTCTTTGAAATTAAATCTGTCGATAGCAACTACCTCGTAATCTTCGGTCATTGCCGTAAGCACCGTATAATCTTGCGCTACCCCAATGTCCATTCCGATGTACAATCTATCGTATTTTTGTACAGTAGACTGTACAACTGCCTCTTCCACATTGCTGAATAGTGCGTTTGCCGAGATAGGCTTACACAAGAACTCCTGGTCAAACTGAGATTTAGTCATGCTCTTCTTGATACCGAGTACGGTCTTGTCCACGTTTGGATCGTTGAGGTCAAGGTAGGTGCGTTTGATACTCTTTATCTGTCCCCAGTTCTCTTCGAGCTGTCCATCCCTGTACCAGTCGAAGAACCAGTTCGGCCCATTGAACGTAGACGCTGCACAAACCTTACCATTGGTTCTCGTAACCATCGGGAGTAAAACTTCGTTAATGAAGTCAAGGCGCATATAAGCAGCTTCATCAAGATAGATGTAGTCCAACGTAGCCCCACGAAGATTATCCCCTGAGTCAGCAGAACGGAACTTAATAAAAGACCCGTTATAAAAATACATCTCGTTTGCTTTTCTGTCAAAACGCTTTACTATTTGATTCCACAAATCTTGATGGTTAGAAAACATAGCTTCGATATCCTTCATAACCATCAAGA